ACGAGAACTCGGAACCTATGACGGAGATGGCAAGATCGTTTCTGTCCGTGAGCTGCTGCTTACTGAAGCAATTGAGTCAACGACACTCATACAGACCGAAATGTACAATACGGTCATGGAGGGGGCTGAACCTCAGAAGTGTTTCAGGCAGGCTGTGCAGATGCTGCGTACCAACAGCAACACCCTCCGGGTGCCATACGGGTCATCCGGGACATATGCCGGTGAGGTGGCAGAGGGCGCAGAGGTACCGATTGGTCAGCAGGATTACGCATATCGTGATTTCACTATTAAGAAATACGGCACCAGACCGCTCATCACCCGTGAGCTCATCGACGATGGGCTGTTCGATGCCGTCGCTATGGAGGTGCGGAAGGCAGGGGCGTCTGTTGAGAACCGTCTCAACCAGCTTGTGCTGACCTGTCTGCTCGACAATGCAGGGAACGAACACGACACCGGCGGCAACAACCAGGGCATCAAGGCAATTGCATCAGCTGTAGGTCTGGTCAAAGAGGACGGGTATATTCCTGACACCATTGTTCTCTGTCCTCAGGCAGAGGCCCTGACTCTGAAAGAGTTTGTGCCGACCGGGTACGTCGGTGCAGATGCTGCAATGGCTGGCCGTCTCCCGTCCCTGATGGGGCTTCGTGCATTCACCTGTGGCGTGACTGATGACTCAAGCACCTACACCTGGCAGTATGACTCTGATAACGATATCGGTATGCTCGTCTATGACAGCCGGAACGCTGGAGGCATTGCCATGAGGCGGGATCTTACCGTCAGCCGGTATGAGGATCCGATCCGCGACCTTGTGGGCTGCACAGTTACTGCACGGTTTGGGGTAAACTATCTTGCAGCGAATGCAATCTGCCGGGTAGAGTACTAACCATGCTGAGCTCTGCCAACGTCCAGACAAAAACGCAGATCGACGAGGCAAACAGAGACGCAAGTCTCGAGGCCGGCAACGTCTGCAACCCCTTGACGTGGCGGGCGTTTACGTCTCCGGCTGACCCGGAGACAGAGCGGAAATACTACGACATACGGGGGCGGTAAATGGCCTATACTACCTATGCAGAGGTCCTGGCAATCACCGGGACTGCTCTGCCTCAGGCAACCGTCGAGGCAATTATTGCCCTGTCGGATCTTGAGGTGGACTCTGTCTGTGCCCGTGCAGGTGTTACGGCCAGTCCAACCGATCCGGCCATACGAACGGCCGGGGTTAATCTGGCAGTCGCTGCAGTCCTGACTCGGTACCGGATGGACGGGACGAAAGAGAGCTCAACGCTTGAGTGGCAGGACAAAACAAACGTAGATGCTGCCATTGCTACATACCGAAAACAGGCGTATGAGGCGCTTGAGTCCTACACGAATCAGAACAAATCAGCGTTCTATTGTGAGGTTGCAAACCTATGACGTACCCTGCGACTCTCCTGGTCCATACGGCAAACCTCGAAACCTGTGAGGCGTTTGGAGTGGTTGATGCCTGGAACGTAGCAGCCCCGACCTATATTATGGTGCCTATTCGGTGCCGGTTCGGGAGGGCCAGGGCAACAATGAGCCAGTCGGATGCCGGGGCACAGGTTGACCGGAAAACGGTCTGTATCGTGCCGGCTGAAACCGAGGCACACCATGGCAGGCATATCATCGGGACCGAACCACCATACAATCGCAAATACAGGATCACGGCAGTCGACCCTGCTATGATTGCAAACCGGGTGTCTCATATGGTGCTTACTCTGGAGGCAGTCGGTGTCTGACGACATACGGATCGAGGGGCTTGACGAACTCACAAAACGTCTGAAAGAGCTTGGAATAGAATACAAGCGGTATTATTCTGACGTGGGCGAAAAAGCCATGCTCCCCGTCGAGGCTGCAGCAAAAGAAAAGTGCCCGGTCGATCTTGGTCATCTCCGTGGCAGTATCTCTACCAAAACTGAGGAAGTCGATGGCGGAGTAAATGTCATTGTTGGTACGAATCTCAAATATGCTGCCTATGTCGAGTTCGGGACCGGGATACATGCAGAGAACGGCCAGGGACGAAAAACTCCATGGCGGTGGCCTGTTGAGTCACAGAAGTGGCAAAACATATTCTTTGGGTCAAAACTCAGGCAGGGGGCGTATGGTCCTATTCGTATGTCTCCGTTATGGTATGGGTCTCATCCACACCCGTATATGAGGCCGGCATGGGACGAGAACCGAAACCAGGTGTATGAGCGGGTGAGAACAGAGATCGCTGCAGCACTCAAGCAGGTGACACAATGATCACCGCTATGGTCCGCAACCAACTGGCAGCATCTCCTACCATCACCGCTCTCGTCGGTGCCCGCGTGTATGTTGACGGGCTCCCAACAACTCCTGAACTCCCGGCCATTTCAGTACATCCGGTTTCTCGGGTGCCTGACGCTGAAGTTGGCAAGGGGTATGTTTCACGGGTGCAGATTTCGTGTTGGTCAAATCCCCCGGTATCTGGCGGTGTCAGATCACCAGGAGAAGTGGAAACCGTTGCAGCGGCGGTGATCGCTGTTATGCACAAACCCCGGATGAACATGGTGCCCGAACGGTGGACCCTCGGGTCGGTGTCGTATGACATCTCTACCCGGCAGGTCACGGGAGGAGTCCGGTGGATCGAGGATCCTATGGGCTGGTACCATGTGCCGATAGATGTGCGAATCATTTATAGAGAGATATAATGGCAGACGTAGTAGCGGCTGATGTGCCAAAAGGCACTGAGGTAAAATGGTATGGTGGCGGTGTAGTCGCACAGGAGACTGTTACAGTCTCTTCAGGACAGGCGAGCGCTAACCTAATTTCACTCGCAAAGTTGGCAGAGTTTGGATCTGTTTGGTTAGTAGTTGACGGTGTGCCCACCGGAGTTTTTGAACGGTTCGGTGGGGCAACTACAGCAGCAACAGAGGCAGACGGGTGCGACTCTATCAACTATACCGGACTCAAAGCGGGCCAAGTTTGTGATATCTATTACATAGATATTGCTACAACCGGGCTTACTCATGTCGCAAGTTCCAAGGACGTTAAGGCTGATACGAAGGCCAGTTCAAAGAAAGAGGCCGTTCACGGACAGTCTACGAAACTTGTTACTGTCGGTGTGGCAGAATCTACAGCAACCCTGGAACAGCTCACCTATACCCTAGATTTCGTGGGGCTCCTGTTTGGTGACGTTCTGGCAGATTCGCCAAAAAGCGGGTGGAAAAAACTCTCTAACAAGTCTTCAGGGTTTGCAAAACTTGGAGTTCTTGTCGGTAAGCGGTTTAATTCCTCAAGTGAGGTCATTGACAAGTTCTTCCTGATTGGGGCTACAGCAAATTCATACGGGCAGACGTTCCCGACTGAGGACATGTACAAAGAGTCTTTCGCATTTGACGTTGATTACATTCTTCGTTCACGGATGACATAATAATGGCAGGGAAAACAGCAGCAGAGTTGACCAAGGATAATCCGGAGATTTCTGCACGGGTTCAGGAAAAAACCATAGAAACGGCAGAAATGCAGACTCTAGCTCAGCGCTTAATGCGACGAGCTCATTCAGACACCTTTTTTGTGCCTCTGGATGATGGGCTTGAAATCGAAGTTTACATCCCTACAGACTCAGAAGTCATTGAACTCGTAAAACTTCAGGCCGACGTGTTTCGGGTTGGAACAGAGATGCAGGCAAAAGGATCGGATATTGCAGCCATTACAACCGGGGTTGATGTTATCGCAGATAGTTACGCACGATTATCAATCCTGCTTGGTAAGCTCTGTGTCGATCCATCCCTGAACTATGAGTTCTTCGTTTCAGGGTGTATTTCGGCGGCAGATAAGGGTGTAATAATAAAATCCATCCTGGAGCACGTAGGGAAGGGGCGGGAACTCGCCGGAAAATTTCGGAAAAACCAATAGTGGGAAGTGGTTGTTCACCCTATGCGAGAAATTGGGCAAATTCCCTCATGAGTTTGAAGATTGCACAGAAGAAGAGCTTGTGTTTCTGTATTCGGCAGTAATTGAAATTTACGGAGTAAAGGATTAATGGAAGGCAGTCTGGCAGAATTATTTGTCGTATTATCATTAAAGGATAACTTATCCGAGGGGATAAACGAAAGCGCCAGTAAACTTACCGGGTTTGCAACTTCTGCCGCTGGCGTTGCTGTCGGTGTTGGCGTTCTGTCGGATCAGTTAGGCACTACCGTAGACAGGTTTAAGACTCTTGATTCTGCCGCTCAGGTTACCGCCCTTCAAACCGGAAATACTGCCGAAGAGATGAAGGTACTCATTAACGGGTTATATTCTGCTGATACCTCTCTTGAAGAATCCGCTGCCCTTTTTGAGGCGCTAGGAAAGGCCGGGCTGAAATCAACCGAAGATTTAAAGGCTGCCGGGGATGCATTTGATACCCTCGGCGATGCGATAGGCACACCTGGGGCTGCACTCGTTGACTCATTAGTCCCCGCATTTAAAGCATTCGGGATTGAGGTTGCTGATGCAGCTCAGTACACCGATGGCCTTACTACCATGTTTATGACGACCGGCGTCAGTGTCGAGGAGTTTGGGACAGTCATTACCCGCATGGCCCCAAAACTTGCAGAGAATGGGCTTTCCATGAAAGACATGGAAACCGCTCTTATAGGCTTGTCAGACAAGGGTATTAAAGGCCGGTTAGCCATGCAGGAGCTTGCAAAAGGGATCGATGAGTCCGCAGATGCTAACAAAGACGGGAAAATATCAACCGAAGAGTTCATGGCGGCAATTGGACTCACCGGTGAACAGGTTGCAACAGCTAGCGGGATACTTGAGGATTCGGCAGGAGCAACAGAAAAATATGCAGATGCACAGAACGCTGGTATAAGTGCCTCTGAAAAGTTCGCGGTTCAATTAGATAAGGTGGGGATTGCTCTTGGCGGTGTAGTTGCCCCTGCTGGGGATGTTTTAGCCGGGTTAGGTGCGCTCAGTGAAACCATTACCACAATAGGGGGAAGCGTAACCATATTACAGTCTGTTTCCACGGCCATGAAAGCCATGTCTGGTACGTCAGTTATTGCAGGGCTTGGAGGATTATCAACCAGCATATTAGGGGTGGGAACGTCAATGATGACTGCCCTTATCCCCGCTCTCATTGCAGCAGCTCCAATCATCATAGGGATAGGGATCGCCCTGGCTGCCCTGTGGGCACTCAATGAGCTGGGCGTGTTCTCATGGATCATTGACCAGGGTAAAGCGTTTGGCGAATGGATCGCAAACTTCGATTTAGGGGCAGCGTTTCAGGGAATTATAGACTTTTTCACCGGTCTGCCGGGTATGATTATTGACGCCATAACTGGCGGCGGTGGCGGGGTAGATATTCCTACGCTTATTGTCGGGATCCTGTTTCCACCTGCCGGGATTCTCATGCTGCTCAATCAGTTCTTTCCTCAAATCGGGGAGTGGTTTGCAGATATAGCAAACAAGATCATAGGAGTCATTACTAGCATTGACCCGGTGGCCATTGCCCTGGCAATAGTCGGGGTCATATTCCCCCCTGCGAAAATCCTGTCAGAGATGGGGGTAGGGTTGGACGACGTGATTAAGTTCTTTTCCGACATTCCTGGGAGAATAATTGATGTGATATCTGGCATAGGTCCTGACACAATTGTTGCAGGGCTGTTGGCAGTCATATTCCCCCCTACATTGATCCTGACCGCTCTTGGCGTGAACTGGATCGACGTCGGCAACTGGTTTGCAAAACTACCTGGGAAAGTGCTTGAGGCCCTGACCGGGGCAGCCATAGCGGTTGATGAGTTTGTCCGGACCATATTCCCGGTAGATGAGATATTTGAAGTTCTCACCGACGGGTTTGCCGTCATTATTGAAAGTGTGGTTGAGTTTGCTGATGGATTTGTTGAGGCGTTTACCGACCTGCAGGACACAGTAGTCGAAATATTCACAGGTCTGGCAACGTCAATAACTACAACCATCGGGGGAATACTGACGGCCGTCACAACCTGGGCGGCGGGTGTCGGTGCTGCTGTCGCTCAACTGTTTGCCGACACGATGGCAGCGGTTACTGCCTGGGTCACAGAGTTCACCAGTGCACTCACTGAGTTTTTTGCAGGGGCCATAACTGCATTTAACGACTGGATCACCGGGGTTACTGACGCCCTGGTCGCGTTCTTTGCAGACATCATCACGAAACTCACCGAGTGGATAACCGGGTTCACTGACGC